TGGGCCTGGGTGTAGGCGTTGTCCAGGCTGGAGATATTCCCCACCGCCTCCATCAGTTCAGCCGCCGCCGCCTGGTCCACGCCGCTCATGCCCTCCAGCCCTCGCACGTCCTTGCGGAGCGTCTCCAAGATGCGCTGGTACTGCTCGGGGTTGAGCTTCTTGAGTTGGGCCTGGATCCTGTTGGCCTTCTTCAGGTCGCCGCTCTTGATGGCGTCCTGGATCTCCTTTAGTCTCGCTTCCTGGCCCTTGATGACTCGGCGGTCCATGTAGTTGGCGAGGTCTCCGAACCGGCCACGGATGCGGACCATGGCTTTGTACTGGGCGCTGCCTTCTCTGGCCCCAGCAAAGACTCGATCCATCGCTGTGCCAGCCTTGCCGACTGCCGCTTCACGCATCCCGCCGATGACCCTGAAACCTGTCTGCACGATAATGCCCGCGTCGAGAGCCGCCATGATGGGCTCGCGCTCGTAGGTAAGTTGGGCCTCGTGCTTCAACTCCTCGGGCATGTTGACCAAGCCGCCAGTCGCCCAGTTGGCGATCAGCCACGGACCCAACGGCCAGCGGGCCATCGCCTGTCCAAACTGCTCCACGCCCTCTTGGAGCGGCGCCATCTTGTCCGTGATTGGATCAGTGGTTCCAGTCATAGCCCCAGTCATGTATGCGGTGCCGACATCGACAGAGCCTGCCGCCAGCGACATCATCATCGTGAACGGAGCGGTCATGATGTGCCCCATAGAACGGGGGATGTTCTCGATGACCTCCATGGTGGACAGGTGGCGCTCTCGGTACTCGTTGTTGTGCCGCTCCATGGCGAGGTTGGCCATCATTCCGTCGCCGCGGATGGCTGCGCGCTGGGCCATGACTTCCAGCTCGGACATCGTGGCCTTGGCGATCTCTCGCTGTGCTCCCTCGGGATTGTCGATGTAGTCGTCTGACTGCCCGAAGACTTTCTCTCCAGCGTCGTAGCCCTCGGGGACCACCGTTCCAGCGGGGAGATTGACGGGGCCACCGCGGAGGTACGGCTGCAACGCCGGGTACATGGCTCCCAGGTCAGCGTTGACTCGGCCTCGAGCAGAGTCGCTCTGGTTCACGTCGAGCTCGCGGCTCACCCGCAGGTACTCCTGCACCTCGGGGATATCCAGCATGGCGTTGAACGCTGCCTTGTCCTTGGCGAACTTCCCAAGGCGCATCACCGCGTAGGAGTTGCCAAAGCCAAGCCCCTTGCTGCCGTCCTGGTACTCCACTCCGAAGTTGTCTACCAGCGCACCAAGGTTCACACCAGACGCTGCCCCGCCCTTCATGTCCACGTCGGAGAGGTAGCGCACAGCCTGGGGCACTTCGGCCATGGGATTGGACCGGCCCATGCGGTAGGGAACGCTGATGGCAGGATGGATGATCCCCGGCTGGTCCAGCATGGACTGTTGCCGCTCTGCCCCCGCGGTGGTAGCCGCCGCCTCTGCCTGCTTATCGCTGCCCAGCACCGTGGAGGAGATCATCTGAGCAGCGCCAGCACCAGGCGTGCCGAACATGCCGCCAGGGAACGGTGTTCCAGTGGGGACGTTCTTCTCTGACCCCGGCACCCGCGGCTTGAGCGCGTCGGTGTACGGGTCTGGTCCCATCAGTTCTTCACGGCGCTGGGAGTTGACTTCTGCGCGCACGGCGCGGCCCTTCCTCGCGAGCGTGTCTGATGGCATGGTCCTGTAGGCCGTCATCACAGCGTCGATGGCCGGCGCGTCCACCTTGCCAACCATGGGGACGTGGTTCCAGCCAGGGAGGTCCACGATGGGCTCAGGAGCAGGCTGCTCCCACCCTGCGATCTCCGAGAAGGTGGGGACCGGCTCAGGAGGAGCATCCCATCCTGCAATCTCAGAGAAGGACGGCGCTGCAACGGGAGGCAACGGAGCCGGAGGCGAGTCAAGCCCCGCTGCCTCCCCCTGCACCCCCATTACCTCCCGCGGAGAGGCAGGCACCTGCCCTGGTGCCTGCGGGGGTGCGACTGGAGCCATGGGAGGCTCATACTCGACGGCTGGAGGCGCTGCGTACTGGACCCCTGGGGATTCGTACTCGATGGCGGGCGGAGGCTCGTAGGGGAGCGCAACGGGCTGCTCGTACTGGCCTACCAGATCGGGGATAGGGGGCTGCGCTGGAGGCGCAAGGGAAGAGAGGTTCAGCAGTTCATCCAGGATGTCCCTTGTCGCCATGATTCATCTCCACGCCTACTGGTAGGGATACGGTGCCGTGCCGGGTTCGTAGCTCTTGGAGAGTTTCTCCATCTGGCTCTGCTTCTTCAGAATGTCAGCGTCGATGCGCTTCACCTCATCACCCGCCGCCTTGCGTGCTGCTGCGCCAAGGAAGCCAGCCTCCGATGCTGTCTGCGCCTTGAACCGCTGCTCCTGGAGTTTGCCCAACTCGCTGTCGATGCGCTGGATCTGGGTGTCCAGTGATGCGGGGGGACGGGAAGGCTTCTTCGACCCAGGCTTCGCTGCCCCTGTCACGGTACGGCCAGTATTTGCATCTATGGGGGAAGCGGCCCGCCCACCCTGGGCAGTGCCTCTCGCTCCACCGATTGCACCAGCACCAGGAGACGGGGCCTTCCCGCCGCCAGCGAAGTAGCCCATGTTGGCCATGAGAGCCTGGGCCTCCTCGGGGTTGGCCTTCATGTACTGGTCCAGCAACTGCGAGGCACGCGCCATGCGGACGTTGTACTCCGCGTTCTTCGCGTCGGGGCTGACGAACTTGTAGTCTGTTCCGCCCGCTGCGTTGGGGACAGGAACAAGACTGGCACCAGCAACGCCCTTGAGAGCGGCCACGATGCCGTTGGCGTACTTGTCACCAGAGGGAAGACCGCCGCCGCGCCCACTCCGCACCGTCACCACCTTGGGGGCCGGCTCCTCGTATGGAACCCAATCGCCACGGGTGCCCTTCTTCCACTTCCTGCCGTCCTCTCCTGCCACCAGACGGGGAGCGTTGCGCTGGTACTCCATCTCCTGCAACACCTTGCCCTGGATACCGGCAGTGTCCGCTGCGCTTCTTGCTCCGGTCGCTGCCTGGGAGTAGCGATAGGGGCGAGTCTCTGTGGCCTCTTCCTCCACGCGGGTAGTCCCGGCGAGTTTGGCCCTGGCCGCGGCCATGCGCCCCGTGGTCAATTGGCCGGCCTCTCGCTCCTTGCGACGGGAGGCGTCAAGGGTCACACCGCCCACGTCGAGGTTGAGACCGCGCAGTGCCGCCTCCTGCTCCTGCTTGGCTCGGTAGTTGGCGAGATCAGCAGGAGACTGCATAGCCTCCCACCCGCTGCCGCCCTGCTGGAACGAGGTGTCCATGGCGTTGTTGGCGAGACCACCAAGGATGCTCGTCGGAACCTTCACCAGCGCCTGCCCGAGAGCACCGCCAAGCGCCTGCTTGAAGGAGTCGTTAAACGACGGCTTGCGAGGCTTCCATCCTGGATCGTTGACTTTGTACAGCGCCATGACTTCCTCCTAATCCACCATCATCCAGCCGTAGCCGTCCCAGATCCACATGTTCCCTTGGTTGTCCTGCACGGTGCCCTGGCCCTGGAGCGGCTTCTGCGCTGCAACCTCTTGCGGCACGAACGCGTCGCCTACGTAGTTGTTGGTGTCCTCGCCGGTCCACTTCTGCACCCACTCGTCTCCTACCCTCTGCGCCATTGCTGAGTCGTAACCGGCCTTTTTCGCAGCAATCGCCATGTCCCGTCCCTGAGCAGCGAGGTTGGGACCGAACTCCTTCTCCCAGATCTCATACGCCTTCTCAGCCTGCATCTCCGAGATCTGCTGCTGGACATCGGGACCGTAGAAGGAGGCAAGGTGTCCCATTGCTTCGGATTCTTTCTGCGCCTTGAGCTTCTCGTCCTGGAGCCATAGGTCGCGAGCGGCCTTCTCCATCGCAGCGGTTCTCTGCCCAGACAGTGCGGTCCTGCCGGTAAGGTAAGCACCACTCATGCCCATCCCGCGGGCACCGAGTTGCTGCGACATCTCCCACTGCTGCTGTGCGTAGTCCTTCGACACGCTATCGCGGGCCTCTGCCTGCTGCTGCGCCAGCAACTCAGGATCAATACCCTCTGGGTTGTTGTACGCGTCCCACATCGCCTGCTCAAGTTGGGTCTTGAAACTGCCGTCAGCCGTGCCGCCAGTGCCGGTCTCCGCCGCGCCGGTCTGCCCGTATCCCTGGGTCTGGGGATCAACCACCGTGCCGGTAGTGCTCCCAGCGATCTGCTGGTCTGCCTCGCCGCCATCAGCGTAGAAAGCGTCAGCCGCAGTCCCCGCCATCATCGACTGGGGGATGCTCCCCTGCATACCGAACGCCTGCTGCATGCTCCCAGGAGGGGTCGGCGTGCCAGAGATCGGGGTCTGTTGCTGCTGCTGCCACAGTTGGGGGATCCCCTGGAAGGACTGCTGCGGTAGTTGCATGGGGCGCGCCTGCTGCCTCATCTGCTGCTGCACGGGCCGCTGCATCTGACGCGTGGGCGCGGCCATCGGAGCGCGCTGCTGACCCATCTGAGGTCGCTGCTGCCCCACCATGGACCGCTGCTGCCCCATCGAAGACGGCATGGGGAGCATCGCCTGGAGAGCCTTCGCATTGGCTCCAGGGTTCAGCCCCTGCTGCATCCCTGGCCCAGCGATACCGGGGCGCTTGGCGTTGTTGTCCATGCCGGGCATAGGCTTCCCCGACCATGCGCTCTTGTTTCCCATTGGCATGTTGGCCATGACTACGCCTCCTTGTCGATCTGCTTGAGGAACAGGCAGACGGTGAGGTTGGTTACTCCGGTGTACGCGTTCGATGTCTGCTGGATCTTGATGGACTGGCTGGCGGCGATGGTCGTTGCTGCGAGGCTGTCGAACACGAGAGTAACCCCCGCGGCGGCGGTCACGGTCACACTGCCGCCCACGATTGAGCCGTTCACCAACACGCTGCACTTCACGCTGCCAGAAGCGATGGCCTCCACCCCCACGGACAGGCCCTCTACCACCGCGTACTGAGCGATGGGAGGAACCATGATTTTGCCGAAGTCGAAAACTGCGTCGTTCGCAGGTGCGGCCACAGTGAACACCATCTGCGACCGATACCACTTCGCCTTCATCTCCGCGGCCTCGAGACCGTCGCCGCCTGCCGCGTCCAACTTGTCGTTGATCAGAGCGAAGTTGCTATTCATGCTGGCGGCGGTTGCGACCGTCCCGTCAGTAACGTCTACGAATGGAATCGACATGAGAGCCCCCTAGAATAGATTCACCGTCCAGTCGTTGCCAGCCCCTACATCCACGATGCCGGGTACGCCGCCTGGTATTTGGTTGTGGTTCACGAGGTTGCTATCTCCCACAATCCGAATGTCACCGAAGCCTCGTTTGTGCCCCTCGACTTCGTTCTGAGCGATACGGCACCTGTCGCCTGACACCAGGATACCGCAAGTCGTGTGGCCTGTCACCAGACAACCCCAGACGTGGGCACCGTAGCCCTGGAGAGAGAGGCCCCCGTCACAGTCCTCGTACCAGACGTTGAACGACTTGAACCTGGACCCAGTAACCTTGGTGGCGTAGGTCTTGGCGAAGGCAACGTCGTTCCCGTTGACGCGGAGATCGGCCAGCGTGGTGTTGTCGCCGGAGAAGAGGAACTCCGCGTCCTTGACGAATCGTATCTCTGTCTCCCACCCACAGCCCTGGATTACCACGTTGTCGTTCCGCACCGTGATCGACGAGTAGATGGTGTAGATCCCAGGGGCCAGCACGATGTACTGCTCCTGGCGCCCAAGGGCCTCCACAAAAGCCTGCGCGGTCGCAACCAATACTCCTGGCCTCGCGACGGCGACGGCGAGGTTCTTGGCCTGCTTCGACGTGAAGATGCTTGGGTCAATGGGGCGGTACAGGGTGATCATCGCTTCACCGGATTGGGACGGACCAGCAATTCCATGCCGCGGAGGTGCCACCGCTTGGCGCTGCCCGCCGTCATGCCGATGCGCCAGTATCCGCTGCGGCCCAGGAAGTCCATGCGGGAGGTGCGGGTCTTGTCCCCCGTCCACTTGTTGGCGCCCCACTTCCCCGTACCCCAGACCATGGCCTCGTCGGTGAGGAACTCAGGCGCAGCAGGGATCGTGTACTCCCCAAACTGCTCGTCGCCATCAGCCCAGGTCTCTCCACCCCAGAGGTGAAGCGTACCGTTGGCGGGGGTGTCCCGGAAGACAAAGTTGGAACCGATGACCGTCTGCTCTGCCTGCTCGTCGATGAGCAACGGCTTCGTAACCATGTACCCGAAGGACGCAATCTCAGCCCCCGAGTTGGGAATGGCCTCATAGATGTTGCTGCCTGACACAGCGAAGATGCGGTCCCCCAGGGGAACTATGGTCTCCACGTAGTCATTGGTCATCGCAGGTGTCGTGGAGCTTGCGAGGCTGTCAAGCACCGTCCACGTCCCTGTCCTGAACGAGTAGACCAGGATGTACTTCTTGGAAGCAGAACCGGCCTCGGCCACGGGGCACCAGACTTCCTCTCTGCTCCCGATGTAGCCAAAGCCTCCCCAGTTCTTGTCCAACTGGAACGGGACCAGATTGCGGCCAGAGAAGGAGTCGGGGATTGGCGTCATCTCCTGGAACATGAAGTCTATGGTGGCTGAGAGCGTCTGTACGGAGTCCCCCGTGCAGATGTGCAGCCCATTGCGGTCTCCGAAGATAACGCCGTGAGGGGTCGCACAGGCCGAGTAGGAGTGCTGGCACCCAACACCCTCCGAGATCCGCTCGGTGTCGAAGTTGATGTTGTCCTCGCCAGTGATCTTCCACACGTCGCCGGTGGTCAGCACGATCAGCGAGTCCTTCCAGGAGACCATCGCAGTGATTGGGTACTTGGTCTTCAACTGGATGAAGTTCCGTAGGCCGATGGCGAAGGGATCGTCGGCGTCGGTGTAGCAGATGCACTGAGCGTTGAGCCGCAGCGACGTGGAGGTCTCCACCAAACTAGGGTCGATGATCCGCTGGTCGTCGGTCAGAGCGTTGGGGAAGGAAACAACGCGGCTGGTGAATCCACCGTAGAAGACGCTGTTGGAATGAGCGCACACCACAGGGGCTCCGAAGTTGCCGTTGATGTAACCCCAGTTCGCGGAGTTGACGCCATCCCGAAACTCGGTCATGGCGAAGATGAGCCCGCCGTTCTCGTCGCCACCTATGTTGGTCGTGAGGATGTCCGTGTCCGTCCCCTGCACAGCGGAGACGTAGGGCGTGCGCCCGTCAGCGGAGAAGAACACCCTGCCGTTCAGAGCCGCCATGGAGTAGCGGGTGATCCCCTCCACGGGCTCGTATCCAGCGTTGGTGTAGACGTGCATCCTGACGTTGCCGTCGCTGTCCGTCACTTCCAGGATGAAGAGGCGGGCCGTCTCGTCCAGGCCCAGGCGCAGTAGAGCGTCGCTGTGACCATCGAAGAAGACGCCAGCACCCAGCAACCGCTGAGAGATCGCCTTGCCTACGCTACAGCGCCGCCACCCACCGAATGAATGCCAGCCGTCAGGCTGGGGGAAGACGTTCAGGAGGAGTTCCCAAGGAGACTCTGACGTCGCGCTCCCGTCTATGCCGGTGGGCTTCCAGAAGGGGACTGGCCTAACCGGGGGAGACATTACGAACTCCCAACGGCTCCTGGGACTGGCTCTCGAGGATGGTCAACGAGTCCTCCCATGCTGTCCGCTCAAGCTCCATGTAGTGGTCGGCCCCTTCCTTGCTACGCGCTGCCGCAAGCATCAGGGTGCGATAGAGAACCACGTCGTGGAGGCTCTTGAGGTCGCCGCCGAATATCTCGTCAGCGGCAGCGGTCAGCTTCGAGGGGGTAGCGATGTAGCGCACCCAGAGGTACTGGTCGATGGACGGGATGGGGCGGATATTGATCGTCCTTCCAGACATGGCGTAGCGGAACTGCGCCGACTGGAGGGTGTAGTCTGCAAGCGCCGTCACCGAGGGGTTGCCGCCGTACCGCGTCGAGTCGATGTCAGCCAGGCCGATGGGACGCAGCACGTAGGCAGGGTTGCTCGTGGACGGATCAGCGTCCTGCACCATGGCGTAGACCGAGAGCACAGCGTCGATGTCGCTGTTCAGCGCGCCGGCTGATTCCAGGTCCAGGCTCAACAGGTCCTTGGCGTAGGTACACCGCTTCGCTGACCCGCAGAGGTCAGGGTTGTAGCCCACCACCCTGCGCCATATCTGATTCTGCGCCAAGTTGATGAGCGTCGTGAGCACGGCGTCGGTCCAGATGTTGGCCGTGTCCCGTGTACCCAGTAGCGCACGGATGGTCGTGAGTGATTCACCGAGGGTCATCAGGTCCACCACTTCCTCAAGCCGCAGCCGCTGTCCATGGAACTCACGGCTTCGTCAATGGAGTCATCGCGGAGCGTGATGCGCTCCTGCTCGATGGCGTCGGACTGGGCCTCCTGCTCTGCGAGGATACGACGCCTGTTGGCAGTCATGCCCTTGCCCTGCCACAGGTCCATGTAGACCAGTGACTCGATGGTGTCACGCCCAGGACGGCGGTACTCTCGGTCCTCCGTCTCGACGTGGAAAATGGGATGGAAGTGGTCGCGCACCATGCCGATGCTGACCCCACGTTCGATCTCGCCCTCGTGCTGGACCTTGCGTATCCAGCGGCCAACGGCCCACCGCTTGGCGTGGTCGTTCCACTGGCAGTCCAGTTGCGGGTCGTAGTCCTGTAGCGCACGCACGAACGTAGGGTCTGCATTCATCATCATGACGACAGTGCTCCATGCTGGTTGACTTTGAAGGTACGGTCTGCGGTCTGCACGTTGCTGGTCACGAACCGCAGCCAGCAGCCACCGAAGGGCTGTTCAGCCACGGCCACGACGATATCGCCAGTGCCAGCCGGGGTGTAGAAAGCAGCGGACAGAGGCTCCCAGTCTGTGTCCGCGGTAGCGGCCAGAACATCGTTGCTCACGTCGGTGGGAGACCGCCCGGTGTACACCTCAAGCGTCACGGTGGCGCTCTCGATGGTGGGGACGTATATCCCAAGCCCGCGGCAGTCAGCCGCCAGCTTGAAGGCCGCAGACTTCTTATTGTCTGTGGCGAAGGCGATCTTTACAGGTGTCCACATGGCTTACTCCTACACTCCGTTCCAGGTTGAAACGGCGACGCCATTCCAGGTTGTTACAGCGACGCCATTCCAAGTAGTCAGGCCACCCATGAGATCCCCCTACACTCCGTTCCAGGAGCTTGGTGTAAGTCCGTTCCAAAAAGAGAGACCCGCTGCCCCGTTCCAACTCGACGTGCCGCCGACGCCGGTAGCCTCATACTCATAAGCCCCGGCGTCTGGTGCGGCACCTTGAGGCCTCGCAACGCCATCATAGTCAAAATCAACGATGCCCGTGAGGAGCACCCCGATGTCCACGGCCTCAGAGCCAACGAACAATTGATAGTCCTGGGTGGATGCATCCACGTAGGGAGACACCGTACCAGCTACACAGTCCGTCTGCGTATATGCTGTCCCCGTAATATTCCACAATAAGCAGTTAGTAAGTACAGTTGTGGGATAGAAGTCAACAGCACCGTTGGTGAGAGTGCAGTTTTGGATAGTGGAGGTTAGAGCAACTCTTACGTCAAAATGTTCTGCATTGTCATCGAGCGTACAATTGAGCACCACCGGAGGCTTGGCACCGGCCTGACCGACAAAGGCTCGGCTGAGGTCCCAGAACTTCGAGTTCTTTACGGTGTTTACGACGCCCTTACCCGAGAACCCTATCCCGGTATGTGGGTTTGTGCCATACCCGCCCGTGACAGTGATACGGTTGAATTCCATGGGAGCGGCTCGGTTGTCTATGGCAGCATAGCATCGAGCAAAGTCTAGATCCTCACAGGTAAAGACACATGTGCTGTAGTTTATATTAAACCACATGCCACTTGATCTGTACAAGGAATAAGCAGCCGGACCCCTGAGCTTCAATCGTCGGAAGGTGAAAGCCCCCGTACCCCCGGAACCCCCACTCGACAGATGTACACAGAAATTAACATCATTCGTGGAGGTCGATATCAAAGTGCAGTCTTGCACCGTAAAACCGTCACCGCCATAGTGCAATACGCAATTTGCTGTGCTGTCAACAGTGAGGTACGGCCCGTCTCCAGGCAACCCAAGAATGAAGTTGTCCTTATGTGTGAGGGTGATAGCTCCAGGTGTGCTGCCGCCATCTATGGCGACCGCCCCATCCTGGGAGGTCGTGATCGTCTGATTATCGTGTGGGATGACTACAGCCGCAGCGTAGGTCCCAGGGTGGAATATAAAGGTATCTCCGTCTGCGGAAGCTGCGGAAGCGTCAGCAAACGTCGCGTAAGTCTGTGCGACTCCTACATGAAGATCAGCCATCAGCCACCCCCTACACGATGCCCACGTTTAGCGACGGGTTGAAGTACATGGTAGCCGCGCCGATCACGATACCGACCCGCTGCACAGCGTCGCCAGCGTCGCTCGGTGCGGTCTCCGAGAAGGTGCCCACCGTGTCGTTGAGGTACACCGGAGCCCCTTCGGTCGTGAGCGCAGCGAAGCGGGAGGCGTCAGCGATGGTCCCCATGAGCAGGATCTGAAGCGCGTCGCCGTCGCCAGCGGACCCCAGGGCGATCCCAATGCACGGGTAGAGAGCGGTGCCTTGCACTGCGTCAGCGATCTTCCACTTGGTAGCGGTCGCTTCCTTGTAGAGAGGCATCCCAAACAAGATGCCAGCTTCTCCACCGACGCCCATGATCTTGACGCCCTCAGCGGTATCATCGGTCGGTGCGACTGCCAGGGTAAGGGTATTAGCGAGGGTGATCAGCGGGCCGTTGATGGTCACGCCGCCAGTGCCCAGGAACTCGGATCCTGGGTTGTCGGTCGCGTTGCCGAAGCGAAGCTCAGAGGTGTTCGCCGCACCGATGAGGAGATTCCCGTTGGACCCCGCACCGGCACCGCCAGTCACGCCAGCAGCACCAGCGTTGACCGTGGTGTCTCCACCGCTTCCGCCGACCGCACCCGCTGCGCCGCCTGCTCCACCAGCACCAGCAGCGATACTGAGAGCACCACCGTCGCCAGCAGCCACATCAGCGACCGCAGCCGAACCACCAGCGCCACCAGCGATGGCAAGCGCCCCGCCTGCTCCAGCGTTCGTGTCCGCGTCGATTCCACCGACACCAGCGGAGACAGAGAGAGCCCCGCCCGCTCCACCGATGAACCCAGACACGCCTGCGCCACCAGCACCAGCCGTGGTAGCGAGAGCGCCACCAGCGCCGCCAGCACCAGCCACAGCCACGCCACCCTCGCCAGACTCGTAGGTCGCCGTGAAGCCCACGGTGTCAGCCGCAGCATCAACGGTCGTGATAAGCAGGTTGCCGTCGCCCTCAACGCCCTTGCCGGTCGCAGGGCTGAGGTTCCCAGCGATAACCACGTCGCTCGAGCCGAGGAACTCGAAGGTCGGGTTGTCAGTCGCGTTGCCGATCTCGATGGCGCTCGTGTCCGCGTCACCGATCTTGACTTCGCCGTCTGCACCGGCCCCGCCTCCACCAGTCGCTCCACCAGCACCAGGACGAACGATGGCGTCACCGCCGACACCGCCCACGGTCGCCGCACCGCCGACCCCACCGGCACCGGCCACGAGGGCGTTGTCCCCGCCGTCAGCTCCGCCCTGAGTTGCCGCAGTACCTGCCCCGCCTGCTCCTGCCTTGGTGATGAGGGTTCCACCGACACCAGGGACACCGAGAGCGCCCACGTCATCGTCGCCAGCGCCACCAGTGCCAGCCGTGTAGTTCAGGTCTCCACCCGTTCCACCGGCAGCAGCAGCATTGGCCGCACCGCCAGCGCCGGCAGTGGTCGCATGGTCGCCACCTTCTCCACCAGCGCCAACGCCAGCCACGCCGCCCGCAACGAGGTTGATGTCGATGTCGGACCCGTCGGTCTCGGCAGCAACGGCCTTGGTCGTGATCTGGATGCTTCCCTGCCCCTCGATGGCCTGTCCGTCAGCGAGAAGTACGTCGCCGCCCACGGTAACGTCGCCAGCAGAGGTGAGGCTGTCAACGCTCAGGTCGCCCTCGAAGTCCACGTCTTCCGGCCCCTCGTAGGCCCACTTGGTGCTGTCGCTGACCAGCGTGAACAACTTCCCGGTGAGGTCCTTGGTCGCGCTTCCCAGCGTCAGGTCGGCGGCGAACGAGTAGCACAGGCTGTTGTCAGCGATGATCACCTGATACGTGGTCGTGGCGCTGGAGATGAGGAAGTGGACGGGGCCACTCTTCTTGTTCATGTCGTACTTGGCGTCCAGCGTGATCGTGATATGTGCAGACGCACCAGCCGGGTCCAGCACCACAATATCGCCAGCCTCGTACTTGCTGATATTGAAGGACGCCGTTTCGGCGGTCTTGACCATGTGGTTCCAGTCGATGTTGTGTGATCGGATCATTGGAGTCTCCTGCTCTTAGGGTTCGGAGTTGCCCCCAGCCCCCAGTTTACCCGACGACGCGGGCGTTACAGGAGGGGGAGCGGACTACCCGCCCGCCCCCCCGTCAGTCTTCTAGTCCACGGTCGCGTTCACCTCGGTGAGCGCCAGGGCGTGCTGCCGGTTCCGGGTGTAGAAGTTCCCGTAGGCCCCGTAGATGCCGACGGCCTGATCGCCGTTGGGCACGAAGCGCATGATCTGGCCACCAGCGTTGCCGGTGGTAATCCACCCAGGCTTCTTCCACCAGCCGTAGCGGAAGGACTCGGGCTTGAGGAAGTACATCCGGTTGTACGGCGCGTAGCGGTCCCAGATCCACATCACGTCCCCGGCACCGGCCGCGTACGCCATGGTCTTGAACCCGCCGAGCATCTTCTGCGGTGCGTACCGCTGGTCGGGGGAGATGGTCTTGATGTACTCGTTCTGGATGTTGTAGTGCGCCATGATCGCCGTCGGGGGGCACCCGTTGACGTTCACGAACTTGTTCACCGCACGCAGCATCAGGTCCTGGGTCAGGTTCACGCCGACGCCTGCGCCGCCGTTGGCCTGGAGGAGACCGCCCTTCCAGGTGGGGTAGGACGCGGGATCAACGGCCTGGAGCGCACCAGCGTTGGCGCCGATGAGACCCATGCCCATGAACTCCTTGTTGAGCGAATTCACGTTGAGGTCGCCCATGACGAAGAGGTCCAGGTCTGCGGGATCGTTGCCGCCAGTCACGGTCACGGTGAAGGTGCTGGCCGAGTCGATGGCCGAGATGTACCCGTAGCCGTCGTAAGCGTTGGCTGCGAGCTGCCCAGCGGTTCCCCACGCAACCTTCATGCGGGTGAGGAGGTGCCGGGTGTCGGTCGGGATGGGGAAGGTCGCCCCGGTGTCCATGGTCACGGTGGTGGTCGTGCCGCCGTCTGCCAGGGCCAGGTAGCCCACGCCGTTGCCCCAGAACATCCTCTGCATCTGGTGGCTGAACGAGCGCACGATGCCGTCGGACTCCAGGGAGAGCGCCTGCTTCACTGCGCCGCGCTGGTCGCGGGTCGCGTTCATGACCTGGCCGGTGAGCGCCATCTGCGAGTAGACGTACTTCGAGAGCACCTCGTACTCGGTGTACTCCATCCGGTCAGCGCCGATGATGGTCCCGCCCTCTTCCACCGCGGAGAAGGAGCCGTTGATCCCGACCTCGAGGGGGGCACGGTATCGACGCCCGCTCCACCCATCGGTGTGGGACTTGAACACGTCCAGCGAGGGGGTTGCGAGGTTGATCTGCTTCTCGATGCTCTTGCCCACGATGTCGCGGAGAAGGGCTTCCACATACGACGTACCGACGACTCCGCCATACTCTGCGGCTGCGCCTGTGCTCTGTCCGAGAATAGCCATTGCGGCCTCCTATAGCCTAGACGTCAAACTCTCTGAGCTTGTTTTCGTAGGCTTCCATTTGTGCTTCCATGTCGTCCCTGGTTCCAGCCGGATCCAGGGCCTCGGTGTAGTCGCGCATCTTCCGCACGTTGGGCGGAACATCGGGGGCGTCACGGTGCTTCGGTCGCACGCGCCGGATACCAGACTCCTTCCACGCGCCCAGCTTGCGGCGGGCTACACGCTCCGCTGCCTGCTGCGCTGACATCTCTCCGTTGTGCTTCTGCATCTCATAGATGATGTTCTCTTCGTCCAGGAGGGGCATCTGGTACTTGTCGTTGACTGCCCGCGTCGCCAACTCGATGTCGGTCCTCAGCGCCTTCTGCTGGCCTTCGGAACGGAATGAGTTCAGCTCCGCCCTCAGCGCGGCCAGTTCCTGCTTCATACCGGAGTTGTCCACAGGTGCCTGCTGGCGCTGCTGCGGCTCTGCCCAGGGATCGTCGTCGTCCGGGACTTCCTGCGGTGCTCTGCGAGGGGCCTTGAGCCTCTCGCTCTGCATCCGGATCAGGGAGTCTGCCTGCTGTCGGTAGGACGTAAACTCCTGCTGGGCCTTCAGAGCTTCATGCTTGGCCTCTTGGAGTGCGGTCTTCAGATCCACTTCGGGACCCTGCGCTTCCGGTTCTACCTCGGGCAATTCCTCAACGTCGTACTCTTCCTGGATCTCCAGTTCTGGGTTGGGCTCGTCACCAACGACTTCATCGGTCGTCAGGTCTGTGTCTTCAAGCATCATCGCCTCCTACAGCATTTGGTCCACACGACCTGCGGGGTTCGCCTCACCCCCCTGGTCAATTCCCTGGTTGAAACTGACGCTACTTGCGTCGGTCTCAGTCTTCGGTGCTCCAGACGCAGCAATGCCGCGCTGTCCTGCGGCCTCCTGCTCCATCTGCTTCATCTGCTGGAGACGCTGCATGTGCGCCTGCCAGTGAGCCACAAGAGCCTGCTGGACTTCCTGCGGCTCCTTGGGGTACTGGGTGCTCTTGAGGAACGCTTCCATCTCGTCAACGTGGGTGTAGTCGTCATCCCACGGGTTGCCCTGGATCTGCTCCCCGTCGCGGATCTGCTGGATCTCACGGCGCTGCAACAGGCGGTCCTGGTTGAAGTCGCCAGCGACCTCCTCGTAGTCCCCGAACTCCAGCATCTTCTTCATCTTGCGGGGATCCTGCTCGATCCCCAACTGCCACATCTGGAGGAGTTGATCCGTCCGCAGCGACTTGTTCGTCGCCATGGTAGACCCCTCCTGGATGAGCACGTCGAAGGATTCGATGGTCCCCGCGTCGAAGTCATCCAACTCCAGCATGTTCGATTCGCCCACAACGCGGAGCGTCTGCGGATACCTGGAGTACGCCTTCCAGAGTTTCAGGATCCGAATCGCTGCCTGCCTGATGGCGCGGCTGATGTTCCTGGCAGGAGGCCCGAACTTGGTCGCGTCCATCTCAGCCAGGATTGCGAGGCCACGCCCAGACTGGATAGACCCAGGCGAGGACCCCTGCGAAATCTCGTGGACTCCGCTGATATCGAACATGCGCTGGATGATGCGGTCGGGGAGCTGGTAGACGTAGGTGGGGATCTGCCCGATGTTGAGTTGCTCAGGCTTGGCCCCGTTGCCGGACCACGGCACCCTGGACCCTGGAGCATCGGTGATATCGCGGTCATGGACCTGTGCCGAGCGCGCCACCAGGAGGCGGGGGAACGACGTGAGGTTCTTGATCTCCAGGATCTGGGATTCGGTCTTGTTCAGTTCCATCTGGAGCGGGATCAGGTCAGACACCACCGTGTCGCCCCAGACGCCGCCGCACGTAAGCACGCCGTCGTTCAGGTCTCCGAGGTTGCGGACGAACGGGAACTCGATGAACGGCACCGGCCACTCCCACTCGTCCGTCTTCAGAAGATCCTGCTTGGTGAACCAGTAGAGCTTCTTCTTCACCGTGTCGTAGAACTCATACATGGGCACGTAGTTGCCCTTGTACACGTCCTCGTCGTCGGAGTCGTTGAGGATGGAGGAGCGGGCCTGGCGGGGGTCCAGGTCAGGATCCCAGTCCTGCATGTCGTCGCCCTTCACCTTCTTGCCGAGCTTCTCTTTCACCCAGTCGGTGCTCACGAGCCGAACGCGGTATCCCCACTCGCACTGCTCGATGCTGTCGGCCATCGGGTCCAGGCCAATGTCGAACGGTGCCACCACGTCAACCATGGGGAAGCCGTTGGATTCGGTAGTCTTCTCGCCGGTCTCGAGATCCTCGACTTCCACCAGGTTCTTGTTCTTGTCCCAGTAGATGGCCCAGAACCCCTGGCCGGTCAGCACGGACCACAGCGCCGCCTCGTACAACTTGGGCTGAAGTTCGCACTCCTCCCAGGTGTAGTCCAGCACCCGCTGAGAGACCCGAGCCTTGTTGCGGTCGTCAGCATCCATCGTGGCGGGGAGGACTACCCAGGTGGGGCGGTTCTGCGTCAGTTTCGCAGACATGGTAAGAGCGATGGGCCGGATGTAGTTCTCCACCAGCCGGACCTTCCAGTCATGCTGCGGCCCGATGTCCTGGAACATGCCCAGGGTCTCGTTGTACGCCTGCCACTGGTAGCCCTTGAAGAAGAGGGTGTTGCACAGCCACTGCGCCTTGTGGACCCGCTTCGACTTCTCGCCGGCTTTCACCCGGCTGATCAACTCGCTGTGTAGTTCCTGCTTTGACAAGCTATTCCCCTACGCCAACGGTGGAAGCCACTGATCAAGAAACGCCATTCGGTCTTGCTTCGCCTGGGCACGCGCCGCCACTGGGTTGTTCATGGCTACGGAAGTGGTGCCATCTGTGGCCCCGCTGCCGAACCCAAGGTTGTCCGTTGTCTTGTCTACGATGGCGGGCACGGTCGCTGCCAGAGCAGGCCCAACATACGGGATCATCGACAACAGCGTCCCGCCGATGCTGTTGATAAGTTTGCCCTTCCAGCGGTCCTTGTTCGGCTTGTTCCGCTGCTGGTACTGGGTCATCTGGTACATGCTACCCCCATACCTGCATTTCGAGGGGACGCGTCGCCGTGTAGCCCTTCATGCGCTCTCGCTCCGTAGCGGCGAGGCTGCGGTCCTGCCGCCCTGCCTCCTGCACCTGGAGCAACGCCATGGACTCAGGCACTACAGCGGCCTGGGAGAGCGTCTGCTGCTTGATGCCGGTGCTCATGGGATCGCCAATGGAGGATTGGCCGGGGGTGCCAATACTGGGGGGCGTCTGCGGTACTCCGATGTCCCAGAGGAATTTCACGACGGGTCCCGCCAGTCAGTCACGGAGAACTCGCGGCCCTTGGCGTCTGCGGGCTCATCCGTGTCCGCGGCCCCGGCGCCACCGAGCGCCGTATAGTGCTGTAGGTTGCGCCGGTTCAACTCGTCCTCGACCTCAACCCGCTGCTTGTACGCTTCCAACTCGCACTCATGGGCGTACTCCGCTGCTTCCTGGGTGTGCTGAAACTGCACAGTATCAAGCGCCACGATCTGCTCGTGCTTCAGAACCTCCAGCCGCCGAGCAACGTCGCTGCTTTCCTTGGTCTCAGCCAGCCGGATCGAACGCCAGATGGTTGCGATGTAGCAGGCTGCGCCGGCTGCGGAGATGATGGCAATTGAAAGCAGGATAGTGAGCAAAGTAGGCCCCCTTGGTCTCGCCCCTTATATGATTGACGAGCGAAGGACGCGAATGCAAGGGAATTATTTCTACACTACCAAGGGGAGTATCTGCGGGGACGGTCCTCCAACTCACGAAGTCGCTGCCACTCGCCGTACAGCATGTTCTTCTTGTCCAGCGGTTTCCTAGCGTCCTTCTTCTCCTCGTTCTTCTCCATCTCACCGAGGAGGTGGTTCACCCTGGACATGATGACGAAGGCCAAACACACATCGTCCTTGGATCCCCCGGTGGGCTCAATCTTGACGAAGCCGCCCTCCTTGTGCTTGAACACCATGGACAGCATCTCACGCAGCAGCATACTGTCGCGAATCTTCCAGAGCCCCTTGCGGATATCGGCGCGGGCGGTGGTAAACATCTCGTGACGGGTCTTGTTGTTGGTGTTCCAGCCCATCTTGTAGGTAGTGGTCTTCATCACGTTGTCGGTGACGCGATCCAGGAAGAAGTGGGGATATGCGTAGTCCTTGCCCATCTCGATGATGGCGGTTCCGAAGCCAGCGTTGTTCTCCGGCGCCAGCACGGCCATGTTGTAGCGGTAGGCCAGCGCCATCGCCAGCAGCGCCGTCTGGTCAGGGACGATGCGGCCCGCCACGCGTGCGACGACCTCCCCAGTCGTTCTGTCACCCACGATGATGGCGGTGTTGTCGCCGGCCTGGCTCTCCTCCACGTAGGACTCAGCACCCTCTGACGGGTCCACAGCGACGATGTACTCGTGGCCCTCCACTGGATGCTCCCAGACGTGGATACGCCCGCGGCGGTTCTCGGCCAGGTCGAACGCCTTGATGTCCCGCTTGTAGATCAGGGTGCGAAGCTCGTCCTCGTCCCTGGACAGGTCGAACAGCGCCCCATCGGTCACGTCCTCCATCTGCCGCATGAGCGCAACAGGGTCGAACGCCGCGTAGCCGTCCACGATGAAGGCGTCCTGCGGAACGGCAGGGTACTCCTGCCCCATGAGGATCTCGTCGCCGTTGCAGGAGTCATCCAGGGTGTACCGCCACCAGAGGATCTGAGCCCCGTCGCAGCCGTGGTCAGCAGCGAAGGACCGCTCCCTGCGGGAGAGTTGGGCAGCGTCGTATTCGCCCTTCTTCACCTGCCGGCAGAACATGGCGAAGGAGACCTTGAGGTAGTCCAACTCCATCTTGCTCTGAGCCGTCAGCCGGTACTCGTCAATCCAGTACCAGGGAATGAAGACGAACTCCCACGGGGATTCCCCCTTGCGGGACCGTTCACACCGCTCGTAGAACTCGCCACCCCAACCGTTGCCAGTAGACTCGAGCACGCCGATAGAACCAGCAGTCTTGGCCAGGGCCTGGGAGATACCACCGAGCACCTTGGCAGCGTGCTTGGGCCAGAACGCCACCTCCGAACCTGAGAAGGAACGGATGGACCACTTCCGCCCTGCCTTGGCGTTGGCCGCTGTCTCGACTCGCATCCAGCTCTTGTTCTGGTGGGACTTGCCCTCCAGCGTCTTGTGCAGCGGGGAGTCATCGGGCCAGCCCTCGAAGCGGATACGGTTGTTCCGGTCGAACTTGGTCGCCGGCTTGATCCACCTGGGGAGGTTGTCGTACATGTCCCGCAGGATCTCTAGGATGCCCTCTGCGCCGTCGTTGTCGTCAGCCACACACAGAGCCCGGTGGTACGCGGAAAAGACCATAGCGTGCAGTTCGATGCCCTTGGTGACGGTAGTGCAGCCCCACTGCCGAGCCTTCAGGACTACGGCACGGAAGCGGCCAGTGCTGAAGTAGTTCCGCATGTAGATATTGAAGAAGTAGTTTTGGGCGCGGACGTACTTCGGGTTGTCGATGTCCAGCGGAACCAGTTCACCGTTCTTGTCGATGATCTTGACGCACTCGCGGAGGAAGTCTTTCGGGTTCTTCTCGTAGAACTCAAACCACTCCCAGGCGAGTTTGGCGTCCTTCTCCAACGCCTCGTGAAACTCGTCACTCCCCGGTGTCGTCCCTGCTGGTATCGGAGGCTTGTATGGTGCCATGCGCTGCTTCCCACTCCAGGACCATGAAGAGGACTGGCCCCTTCAACGAGCCTACCAGCCCGTCCGTCATGGAAGCAAGGAGCTTCTGCACGGTGGTCCCGATCACAGGCAGTCGCACCAGTAGGGTAGCGTCTCCCCATGTCTGCCCCTGGACCACGACCGAGTAGACTTGGCCCTTGCGGAAGTAGCGCCTGTTGTCCTTGGTGATACGCCTGATGGCGAAGAAGTAGCGGTAGCGCAGAGCGTCGTAGGGACGCAGGAAGGTGAGAGTCTGGGTCACGCCAGAGAGCCGCCGCCAGCCGTCGCCAGTGCGTCCTTGCGGGCGTCCTTGGCCTTCTCCAGCTCAGCACGGAAGCCGTTGCTGAGGTCCTTCACCACCTTGACGTTCTTCAGCCAGAGCGACTTCAGCGTCGGGAGGTCGTTGCACGCAGCGATGCTCTTGAGCAGACCAGCGGCGACCTGGGGATCGTCAGCGTGGCGGGACTCCTCCACCTGGCGCTTCATCTGGGGCGATCCCTTCTCCTCGACGAAGCGGTCGGGGTCGTCCTTGTCCGTTGGGACGTTGAAGAACTTCAGCAGGAAGTACCGCTCCGCGTACGTCAGGCCGGAGCCAAACGCCTGCGACGGGTCATCCTGGAAGCCAGCATGGATCCACGACACCTCGAGGCGGTCCTCGGGGGTGTCCACGCAGAAGAAGGTCATCACCATGTCGGCGTGGACCAGATACCCCTGCTTCTCCTGCCCGCTCTTGGTGGAGTACTTCAGCGCCTCGATGTGGCGCGTACCAGGAACGAACGAGGGGACCAGCATCACGCCCATCTCATTCATCTTGCCAACCACCACGGCCAGCACCGCGGACCCAGGCACGTAGTCGTACCCGAAGCCCTTCGCCGTCTTCTGGAGGTAGGGCAGCGCCTTCCTGATCTCCAGCAGCCGCTCTCCCAGGTTCATCTTCTCAGCCATCTCGCCTCTCCTTGTCAAAATACCATCCCACCATCAGGCTCATCGAGCCTACGGACCTTCTCGCTCTGCTCCTCCCAACGCTCCCGCTTGTCTCCCGGCTGCATGATGAAGTCCACCGTCTCAGCGACGCACTTCACGGCGAAGACTTTCTCCCCGCTTTTCTTGGTGTAGTTGTCCGTCTCCAGCCGCCCGCTCACCGCCAGCCAGTCACCTATCTCCAGCCGCTTGGAGATCAGCATCTCCGCGTTGCGACCGAAGGCGATGACCTTCATGAAGAGGTGGGAGTTGTACCCGTTCTCGTCCTTCTTCGACACCCGAAAGTTGGGCACCATGGCGTTGAAGGACGCGGAGGTGGCCCCGTCGCCCCTCCCGAATTGCTGGAGTTCCTGAGTGACCCTGCCGACGAAACCATAGACGTTCATTGAGCCTCCATGCCGCTACCGTAGCACTTGCCACGGAAGCGGCGCAAGCGGTTGCAGTTTTCGCACTACCTTGCCCAACGGGATGCAGCACCGAGGCTCCCGGCCCTGGACCGCGCCGCCCGTGTGCGCTGCGCCTTCTCTGCCCAGGGGACCATCTGCGGGATATGCCAGTGGCCGTCTGGGTCCTCAGCGATGAGGCCGAGAAAGGTAAGCCTACGCCAGTCTTCCTCGTCGCACCCTATTTCTTCCATAACATTGAGGTCAGAGAACCAGGCCGTGTGCTTCCGCACCTCCTCGCAGAAATACCCCGGCACCGGAGCGTCCCACGTCATCGCGATAGCATCCATCAGCGCACCACGTTGCGAGAGCGTCAGGTCCTGCACTTCGTCGCTGCGCCAGAACTGGAGGCTAATCGGGATCTGGCCGCTCGACTTCTTCTTCGCTCCCATCGAGTATCTCCTTGATGTGTTTCAGCGTCCGACGAGCTGGACCGAAACCTGCGCCGCCTCCACGCCAGTACGTCGAAGTCTTGGTCTTGTTGGTGTCGCCCCACGCGTCGCAGGCCTCGTAGGCTTCCAGCGTCTCTGTTGCCAGCGTGAGAGCTACACGCTCACGGATGATGGTGTTCTCCAGCATCTCTCTGGCGTGCTCCTCTGGGTCATACCATCCCATCAGAGGCTCCCCGGTATCGGGAGGGGCGGGGCTGCCCTCGTAGCAGTCCATGCAGATCCTGCGACCGTCCACGTTGTAGAGCGCCGCCTTGGGCTTCTTGCACTCTTCGCAGACGCTGTGCGGGACCTTCGCTCCGCTCTTTCCGATGATCACTGCTTCGTCCACGTACTCAGGGCCTCGCACTTCCACACCGGCTTATCCTCAGGATCGTCGGGCTTGACCTGGACGCACCTGAACTGAAAGAGCTCCGACTCGCAGCCCAGAAGAACGCCGCTCCCGAAGGTGGTCGTGCTACCGCTCCAATCCACCTCGAAGACAGGAGCGATCATCGCTGACTCTGCGCCCACGCACTGCCCCGTGATCCCCGCAGCGGCGAATATGCCCTGTGGATCCATCACCGGAGCCAGGGCCGACGCTCCCGAGCACCCGCCGATGACCAGGGCCAGCATGATCGCTGCGATGTCGATTCCGTACTTCTTCATTCCGTTCTCCTTGCCCTCTCGGGCGTTGCGGGCGGCGTTGTGCCTCCCGGTTGTTCTATTTCCTACACCTCCGCGACGAACTCGACGACCTGAGCGCCTTCCCACTCGCTGGTCTCGTCGGCGTAGAGGTAAATCTTATCCCAAGACTGGTGCTCGTCGACGACCTCCTGAGCATCGGCCATGGTGTCTTCATCGGCGCAGATACCACCTCCCCACCCCCACGATCCGCGGTACCACTCCCGCTTCCCGTCCCTAACCCTGGCAATGCCGTAGAGCTTGACCTTCATTCTGCCCCCTCCCCGCACTCATAAAGCACGCGGGCCATGTCGAACATCCACACATCGTCAACGGTCCACTCGCCGCGCACAGCCTCGCAGGTCTCCTCGTCGCAGTGACGGATCTGCGGGGTGCCGACCGTCTCGATTGGGATGGGTTCGATCCGGCACCAGTGCGGCGGTAGGTGGCCGCAAGAGGTGACTACAATGCCAACAACAGCCACCATCAGCACGTAGAGCATAGTTGTCACCGCTCCTACCCAGACGCCTTTCACGAACTCGCTCACTCCTCACCTCTCAGCCAGCCACCGGGCTGTAGACCTGCCTTCATCGCCGCTTTGGTCGCTCGCCTGATCTCAGCGTCCACAGCGTCGGCCACTGCTGCGGTGAGACGCCCGCTGATCGCCTCCAGGATCGCGGGCTTGAGGTCCATGGCGCTGACCTCCCTCTTGACCTGCCCGTGGATCATGCCGACGGCGGCGCCAGGCCTATGGTAACCGCCGTCAGCAGTCTGGAACATGCCTTTGACCGCTGCTTCAACTGCCGCCTCTGCCGGCGTCTGGAGATCCACCTCTACCGTGATTTTTACCGTATTCACCCCTCACCTCCGTTAGTTCGTTTCAGTCGCTCAAACCCCTTGCACACTGCCAGCTCATCCCCGGCTACGATGCCCCTGCGAATATCGTTGTACGCGCTGACCCGTTCGTGCTTGCGCTTGGCAGCGGCGTCTGCCTTGCGGTAGGCGCTGGCTCCGGCGGTGAGGAGCTGGGCCGCTAACTGGAGGAGCAGGGCTTTCACGGCTCCACCGGCACGCAGCGGACGGAGGGGAACACCTCAGCGCCCCCATCGAAGCACGGAGCTTGCCCGCACGACGTGCCGTCCTCGCTCTGCGAGGGGTCGCCGCAGTATTCGTGGGGCACCTTATGCGGGCACCCGTCCAAAGGGCATAGCAGGTGGGTGGCGTGGTCGCAGATAAACATGTCCATCATTTTCCCTCCAGCGTCTATTCGATCTCGTCTCGCTCTTCGTGGACCGTGTCCCGACTCACCCCTCACCTCCCTTGGTTGCCTTCCTCGACGCTCGCTCATGTACTTCCAGCGGTTCAACCCGCCAGTCGTCGAAGCAGCGGTCCTCTCTGATGAGGTCGCAGGCGTCTTCGGCGTCGTACTCGTCCTCAAAATAGCCATGCGTCTGGTCCGTGCTGTCGTCGTAGACTCTGTAGATAATCACCCCTCACCTCCCCAGGCCAGTTCAACTATTTTCGCATCTGGATAGGCAGCCTGCGCCGCCTCGCTGGTAGAGTACACCAGCAACACACCCTCGGTGCCTGGCATGGCCTTCATCGGGAACTCCCCGGCGAGGTTAGACCGCACTTTGATGTCCTCCCACTTGACCAGCCTCATCGGTATGTAGCCTCTCACCCCTCACCTCCAACTGTCCGGGATTTCCGGGTGGTTCGTTTCAGCCGCTCAAACCCCAAGCACACTGCCAGCTCATCCCCGGCTACGATGCCCCTGCGAATATCGTTGTACGCGCTGACCCGTTCGTACCTCCGCCGCGCCTTGGCGTTGGCGTCGTGACAGGCCCTGGCTCCGGCTGTGAGGAGGCGGGCCGCTAGTTGG